CTCTTCTATGTACGTGAAGAATGAACGGAAACTGCATGAGTTGATGATCGACTGGAACCATTACTATACGCCTAAGAAGGCCAAGAATCCGGAGGTGGTGTATTTCTATGACTCTACCGCGAAGTTCAGGGCCTATGCGGTCAACAATGCCGAGGATTTTAAGGATACGGTCATAAATGACCTGACACGCTTCGGATGGCAAGTGCGCGCAATAGACATGGGATCGCCTGTCGAACATGAGATGAAGTATAAGCTGATCAATGAGGCACTGGCTGGCGTCACCTACCCGGCCATACGTTTCAACAGGGAGAATAACGAGGCACTGATAGTGGCTCTTCAGAATGCGGAGGTGTCTATCGGCTATAAGGGATTTCGCAAAAACAAGGCTGGTGAAAAACTGTCTGAGGATGCCGATGATGCTGTACGACTCGAATACCGTACGGATGGAACAGATGCCTTTGACTCTCTGTTTATGGGCGTGAAATATCATCTGAATAACCTCTCAGGCATGTGCCTACCCCTACCCCGCTAAAACTACTTTGTCTCTATCTCCACCGTTCTATTCACTACCTTTGTCCTAGTTTTAAACCCCAAATATTCGCGAATTATGGCAAAGTTAGTTATTTCTTACGAACCGGATTCCAGAGCTTTTGTCTCTAGCATCTTCCAGGGTCCGTGTAACATTCAAGTCGCCTTCAAGGATGACCTCTTTCACTATGTCTCCGTAGAAACACGTCTCGATGAGTCGCTGTCATGGGTGGCCCTCAAGTCTTTCTCGGGCGAAAAGTCGCTCACTGGCATCATCAAACATGCAGCAGAAGGCCAACAGTTCCGTCTCGTTACCGTGACAAACGTAGCGCCTGAGTCGGCTATCATCCTGCCTCTGGCCGTGGCTTCGTCTGGCGGATCAGGATCGGGCTCTGGTGGCATCTCTGAGGATGAGAACGTTATCAGTCCGGAGGATGTGGAGACCATCGGCACCACAACCGCACAGAAAATTGTCGCTGACGCCATCGATGAGATCGAAGGTAATAACCAGGAGATCCAGACCGGAGGCGATGAGCCGCAGACTGGAGGTGAAGAGGTGCAAACCGGTGGTGAGGAAGTACAAACGGGTGGCGAGGAACCACAGACCGAAGGCCCTCAGACGGAAACACCTCAGGAGGGCTCTCAGACAACCGAAACTGAAGCTGGCGGCGGCGTAGATACATCCGGCGATTAGTGGTGTATGGTGCTGTGCCACAGCGCCCCTCTCATGTGAATATGTTACTCTGTCTTTAATCGTTACTCTGTCTAAGATATGATTATTTCAACCCCCGACGAACTCCGTCTATATGCACCTTCACATGACATCGACCATATCGATGCTATGGCGGGATTCATTGACTCCTCAGAACAGGATTTCCTCAAGGAGAAACTGGGCGACGAACTTTTCGACGCGCTCACCACATATTACCGAAAACTGAAATCTGACTCCGCCGTACTGAAGGATTTCGTTAATAAGGTGGCGGATGGCGACGAACTTCCGCCATACGCACGGCTGCTGTCAGTATGCCAACGGATCGTGACATACGACGCTCTCTCACGCGGTATCAACATCCAGGCGGTATCGGTCAACGGTGCGGGGGTAAACATCCCCGTCGCTGACGATTACCTCAAAGCGGACAGGGAGGCAATCAAGGATTTCAAACAGACATGTTACACGGAGGCTCATGCAGCCCTCAACCGCCTGCTGGTGCTCCTCGAACAGTGGACCATCAAAGCGAATGCTTCTGAGACGACTGAGACGCCTGGTGACGCTGAGACGCCTAACGCCCAAGCAGATCCTAACACCCCTACTCCATCTGCCGACACTTCTGAAGAATCCTCTCCTGAGGATGAGATCAAGGAGATCACAAAATACTGGCGCTCCTCGCGTTTCTTCTACCTCGCGGCGTCTTGTATCATCCCATCTGCTTCCATCCTTCAAGAGTATCTGAATATCTACGATTCCAGAGAGAAGTATATCCAGATGCTACCGGACCTCCGGTATATCCAGGAGGAGATCATGGAACCGATATTCGGAGAGGATTACATTGCCTATCTCATTGAACTGGCAACAAAAGGAACGTCCGAGAAACTGCCTTTACGCATTATTCATAAACTGCGTAAGACGGTCGCCAGACACCTCGAAGCAAGATCCATGGCAATTAAGGTTGGAGACCCACGACGCGAGACGGCTCACAATGAAGCCATCGCTCTTACACAGGATCTCACGGAATATATTCGTACTCACCAGCCGGACTTCGACGAAGGGATGACTAAGGCCTTCGAGTCGTCTCCACTCTTTGCAGCGGATAATCCGGATGAGTCCGGAAAGAATGCGGCGCCCTATGTGCCGGAGTTCAAGAATAATGCCGATGATGCCGTGATGTTCGTCACACCGGCACTGAATTAGTTTCGATATCTTAATATTTTTCTTTGCCTGAGATATGACCCTCGCCCGTACTGCTGATTACTGGTTTTCGCCTTCTGCATTCTTCGTCCAACTGAATGCAGCAGGGGATCGTAACTTCATTCATGCTAACTGCTCCGCCGGATCTGCCGTCATGTGCTACATGAAGGGGGTCGATGGACTGGGATACGACAACGGACATAATTATAAGCGATGGACGCTCATAGCATCGCCGACGGCTTTTAATGACAATAAGGAGAAATATGTCTATATCGCTATCCCGAAGTCGGAGGCGGCGGATGCCGTGGCGCAGTTCGTGTGGCCGTCTGAGAAACTGGATATCTATGGTTATAACGAGGCGGGAGAACTGATTGGCTCGGAGGATTATTACTATATCTGGACGCAGGGTATCATATCAGCATCGGAGGTGAATGGCGTACGCGTCGATCGTGAATGGACGCAGATGTATGAGACAGGCACACTGTCAACGGATGAAGCCTTCGACGCTGAACGCGACGGACTGTGGTGGCGATGGGATCCCATCACGGATACCGTGGAGTTCCTGAAGACGATATCTAAGGCGGTGTTCGAGGAACTGAAGGCGGACTTTGCGACAATCGGACAACTGTTCGTGGAGAAAGATGCACGCGTCGGGGGCGATCTGAATGTGGATGGTATCATCTGGGCTCTGCAGGGTAGAATAAATGACCTCCGCTCTCAGAACTTCTCAGGATCAGGCCTTGGAGATACGGGATGGTGGCTGACAAATGATAAGGATGGCCACTCGTACCTCGAAGTGGATGAGCTGCTGGTACGAATGAAGGCGACATTTCTGGAGCTCGAAATTCGTAAGGAGACTTTCACGGGTGGTAACGTCCATTACTCACCGGCAGGATCGGTCATCTACCGCGTCGATTATATGACGGCGGATAATCTGCTGCTGGGATATACGGAGGTACGTGTGCCCTGGTTGCTGAAACGAATGCCGTTCCTGTTGGATAAGTTCGCATACTCGGCACGCCGCCGCATTCGCAGAGAGATGACGGATGAAGAGTGGCTACGATGTGCGAAGTTCCGCTGTTATATGATGGCGGATGATGGTACGACGGCAACGCGTAACTGGTGGCAAGTGGGAGACCAGGCCAGATGCCAGTCTTTCAATAAGACGAAGGTCACAGCGAAACGGAATGGCACCTACTCGACAACGTATGTCAATGCGGAGGATCCTAGCGAACCGTGGTCAACGGACTTCTATTGGCGCATGGTGATAGAGGTGGGATCGGAGATACTGGAGGATGGCCATGCCTACGACTACGTGGACTTTGCTTTTGCTGACCAGAAAGATGCTGCTGGTAATTATGTCAACTCGGAGGCGGACCGACGGGCACAGTGTATTGCTGGATCTGGCATACCCGCAGCGGGTGATACAATCGTATGTATGGGAAACCGCTTCAATCCTGAACGTATGAACATGGTTTCCATCCTCTCCGTAGGGGCGGATGCACCGGCCATCAAGGGTTATAAGGGTATTAATACATTCTCCTTCGAGGGATGTGAGGTGTTCTGCATATCACCTAAGAAGGTGGAGATCCGGTCGAACTCGTTCAAGTGGATCCTCGATGATGGCAAAGTGCTGCCACCGAAGATGTTCCGTGGGGTATATGTGCCTGGCACACGTTACCATTACTACGATGAAGTGTCTTGGATCGGATCGATATGGCTCTGCATCATCACCGACGAATATTTCTGGGAGAACCGCCAGGGTACGCGATTCTCGGCAAATGAGGTCCGGAACGTTCAGGAGGGAGAGGGTAACTTCGACTATACCGTGGCTAACCTTCCAGGTATGGAAGGGGATGAGATATATCATGGTGAGGATCATTACTATAAACGGGCTACCGTCGGAAATCAGGAGGTGTTCTACATACGTAACTATACGTACTCTGAACCGGCGGACACGAACCCTTCATGGCTTAAAGAGGTGTCGAAGGGTACGGAGATTACTCAGGTCATAGAGAAATATTCTGCATCGAAGGATGGTATCAACCATCCACCGGAGGATGCACAGTATTGGCATGATACTATCGAACAGACGGGTATTGTACCGGGACAGTTCCTCTGGACGCGAACAGTCACGTATTACTCGGATGACCGTACACCGACAGAGCATTATTCGGTCTCTCGCTGGGGTATCGATGGGGACGGTATAG